GTGACAGACAATGATGCAACAACTACAATTGATTCAGAAGTTGGTGGCACTCACAAAAAATTAGCTGATGAACTTACGGTTCCAGCTCACGCTTCAGTTGATGTAATAGATAAAAATTCTTCTTTCTACTTACAAGAAACTGATCTTATTAGAGGCGGAGCATCAGCAGCATCAACATTAGAAGTCACGATATCATACGAACTGATAGACGACGCATAGGAGGACTAACCGATGTCGGACAGTTATCCTAGACGAAACCAAGCCCGAGGGATTTGGAAGATCAATGACATTACTAAAAATATAAAAGGTGATGGAACTTATCCTGGTTCTATTGGAGGGGATAGAGCAATTTTCTTTGGAGGTTGGGCTCCTGGTGGAGCAAATAATAATATAGATTTTGTAGAAATAACTACCACAGGTAATGCCACAGATTTTGGAGACATGACTGCAGCTAAATATGGAGGAAGTGCTTTTTCTGATGGCGTAAGAGCAGGTATGTATGGAGCCACTTCACCTGATACTAGTATAGATTATGTGCACGTTTCTAGCACAGGTAATGCAGCTGATTTTGGCGACGCAACAGTTGCAAGACTTTATTCTTTTGGAGCTAGCACTAAAACAAAAGGGTTTAGTGCAGGAGGACGAACACCTTCAGTATCAAACGTAATAGAATTTGTAACCGTAGCCAGTGTAGGAAACGGAACAGATTTTGGTGATCTACACACTGCCCAAGAAAAAGCAGGATCGGCTAATAATCATGTTAGAGCTTTATATGGTGGAGGAGCAGCTCCATCTACAACAAATGCGATAGGTTTTTATGAATTATCCTCAAGTGGTAATTCTTTTGATTTTGGAGATTTAACAAGAAGTGACAATTACATGGGAGGAACATCTTCAAACACAGAAGCTATGTTTGCAGGTGGTGATAACAACGTAAATATAATTGATTTTGTTACCATTGGTCATCTTGGTAATGCTACTGATTTTGGAGATCTAACTGTTGGAAGAGAAGCTTTAGGTGGTACTGGAAATATGCAAAGAGGATTATTTGTAGGAGGTTGGGATGGAAGTGCCCCAAGTAACGTAATTGATTATATAACTTTTTCTACTAAAGGTAATGCAGTTGATTTTGGAGATCTTACAGTCGCTAGAGGTTATGGAGATTTAGCAACTTCTCAATCAAATGCAGGTATAGAAGAATTTAATCCAAGAGCTCCGGAACTTTATTCACCAACAGGTAAACCTTTAGCACAGAGTGCTGGTGTAGGAAACATTGGTTTTTTAATGGGTGGATACAATCCATCTAAAACTAAAAACATTGATTTCATAGATATTGCAACTTTAGGTAACTCTGTTCAGTTTGGAGATATATCCCATGATGAGATGACTCACAACGCAGGATTTTCAAGTGAAACAAGAGGATTTAGTGCAGGTGGTTCTGATGCAGCTATGTCTAATGATATTGTGTATATTGAAATGAAATCAAAAGGTAATAGTGCTGATTTTGGAGATGCAACAATAAGTTATTGGTATACTACTGGAGCATCAAATTCTACTAGAGGTTTGACTTTTGGTGGTGAATCTCCAACACCTGGCACTGCATCAAACGTAATTCAATACGTAACCATGGCTAGTATTGGTAACGCAACAGATTTTGGAGATATGACTCAAATTAGATATACTCCAATGGGAACTGGAAATTCAACTCGTGGGATATGTTCAGGTGGATATGCTACGTCACCCACTAATTCAGTAGTTAATACCATGGATTACATAACTATTGGTTCAACAGGTAATGCCACAGATTTTGGTGATCTAACACAAGCTAGATATGATGGTGGTGCTGTTAGTTCTACAACAAGAAGTGTTATAGGTGGAGGAGGTGATGCAGGTTCAACTCAATATAATATTATAGACTATGTAACAATTGCTTCAACAGGTAACGCAACAGATTTTGGAGATCTAACACAAGCTAGATCTGGAGTAGCTGGGTGCACTGGTAATTCTTTAAGAGCTCTTTGGTTAGGAGGACAATCACCTACTAGAGATACCATGGACTTCGTAACAATTGCTTCAACAGGTAATGCTGCAGACTTTGGAGATTTAAGAGAGGCTACTTATGGGGGTTCAAATGGAACCATTTCTACTGGTCACGGTGGACTTTCGTAAGATTCTATAGTATAAAACTCACAACATGATCATATACATGCTAAACTATAAAGGAGAAAAAT